GTTACAAAAATTATCAGAGATCAGAGAAAAGTTAAAAACACTTAATATTTTAAAATGAAAAAATATAAAATAATTTATGCAGATCCACCTTGGAGTTACAAAAATGGTGGAGTTCCACAGGGGGGGGGTAAATGTGCAATACGATACAATGAAATTAGAGGATATTAAAAAACTTCCAATACAACAATTAGCAGATGACACTTGTGTTTTACTTATGTGGGCAACATTCCCACAACTACAAGAAGCACTAGAAGTTATAAAAGCATGGGGGTTTAAATATAAAACTTTAGGTTTTAGTTGGTTAAAAACAAACAAAGACGGTTCTCCTTTTTTTGGTATTGGGTATTACGCAAAATCAAATCAAGAAGTTTGTCTGCTAGGAGTAAATGGAAAAGCACACTCACTTGTAAAATCAAATAGCGTATCAAGTTTTGTTAGCACACCAAGAACTAAACATTCAGAAAAGCCACAAATATTTAGAGATAAAATAATCCAACTCTTTGGAGATGAGCCACGCATAGAATTATTTGCGAGACAAAAAACAGAAGGATGGGATGTATGGGGAAACGAAGTAGAAAATGATATTGAATTAATATTAAAATAAAAAAGTGTTATAATACAATCATGGGATGTGGAAAGAAAAAAAGAAAATAGATTATCCAACCATTTATTGGCTGGTGTGTGAGTAGAAGTGGTAGGTCAATGCACATAAGCAGATGCTACTGTATAACCCATTAAATTGGAACGACTTATGTACTCACACATCAATCTGTAATAGATTGAATTCTGAGAATCGAGCAGGACTTTATGTCCTGTTCACAGAACTTCACTCTTACCCTTTAGAGTTCTGTGAATGGCACATAAACATTTAAAAATACTTAGTTTATTTGACGGTATGTCAGTCGCACAACAAGCACTTAAAAACATAGGTGCAGATGTTGAAGTTTATTATGCAAGTGAGATAGATGAGTATGCTATAGCAGTTACGCAAAGCAATTTTCCTAATACTGTTCAAATGGGAGATATTTGTGGCATAAAAGGTGATGGTAATGAACTCTTTGCCAATTGGGGTGAATCACCACACGGAGATGTGCCGATGTTTAGAGATGCTAGATATAGACAGTGCGATATTTTGATAGGGGGGTCACCCTGCCAAGACTTATCAATTTCAAAAAGCAAAACACGACAAGGATTAAACGGAAATAAGAGTAGTTTATTTTATGAATACCTAAGAATCTTAAAAGAGGTTAAACCAAAATACTTTATACTTGAAAATGTGGCGAGTATGTCAGATGAAAGCAAAGACATAATCTCAAAGGAATTAGGAGTAGAACCTGTTGAATTAAATGCAGAGGACTTTTCGGCACAATCAAGAGCAAGATACTTTTGGACAAACATACCAGTGAAAAAACCTGAACATAAAAACGAAGTTATGTTAGGAGATATTTTAGAAAGTAATGTTAATGAAAAATACTATTACAACGATGTCCCTTTTGAAATATACGATGATGTATCAAAAAGAGTTATTGGAAAAATAGAAGTTGCTGGGCATGACATCTTAAAAAGAATTTATAATAGGCTTATGAAAGCTCCAACTATTACAACTTGTGGAGGTGGAAACACTCAACACAAAGTATTTGATAATAATAGAGTGAGAAAGTTAACACCAAACGAATATCTCTCACTTCAATCACTACCTGATAATTATTTTGACAAAGCAGAATATAAAGGAAAGAAAATATCAGACAGTCAGAAATATAAAATGTGTGGAAATGCTTTTAATTGTGCAGTAATAGAACATATAATAAAACAAATACTATGAAAACATTAAGACCAAAAGGAACATTAACACAAGGCTTTTACGGAAACGCTAGTTCCTACTATAGGTTAAACGGAATGAAAGGACATGGCGCGCAAGACTACTCCCAATTCTATAAAGCACCAATAGAGTCAACTGTTACAGGACTGGTATACGCAATAAGACCCGCAATAGATTCTGAGACATACACATCAGTTGGAGTTCTTGCAAAAGACGAAGACGGAAGATACTACGAATATATCCATGGACATTTACTACCATCAAAAAACATAAAAGAGGGTGATTATATATCACAAGGAACGATTATTGGCTTTCAATCAAATTATGGAGAATGTGTTTCTGGTGGAAAGAAAGTATTACCACAAGAGAAAAGAAGTGGGAAAGGATCACATGACCATTATCAAAAAAGAGAAGTAGAAGCCTCAGAAACATTGGGAGAACATCATCTCAGAAACTCAGCCGGACCATTAAAAATCGATGGACTTTATTTTAACATCAAAAACTATAACAATGGTTTTAAGGGTTGCTTAGACCCAGAAGAAGATTTTAATGAAAATCAAAACTAAAAAAACTTATATTTGCCCAGAATGTTTTAAAAACATCTATAGAAAAAAATATAAAGCTTTGTTTTTAATAAAAGGAAAAATGATATGTAATGATTGTTATTTAAAAAAGTGATATAATACGATCGTTGGGAATTAAACCTGCCCAACATTTCATAAATATAAACTCAGACTATTAGCACGCCATATCTTTGTGCAAAAGTTCTTTGGAAACACCTGAATAAAAAAGGTGTTTTCTTTTTTATAAAATGATAAAATATAAGTCAGAGGAGAACATTAAAATGAAAACGCCATACGAAAAATGGATAAGAAAGATGAACGCAATAGTTCGTCTACAGATCTACCTATCAAAACATCAACCAAAGAAAAGGAGGTAAAAAAATGAAACCGAGAGAAGAACGTAGAGCAGATCACAAACTTACCTTACATCATCGAAAGCCAACAAGTATTGGTGGCTCTAGAAGAGATAAAAGAAATTTGTCTTGGATTATAAGAATTCAACATCGTGCTTGGCATATTTTGTTTAGCAATCATACAGCAGAAACAATCTGTGCGATAATCAATGAAAAATTCCTAGATCCTGATTATGAATTTGTCTGTCAAAGGAGGAAACCACTATGAAAGGTTTATTCATAATCATTATTTGGTTTATATTTTGGATTACCCTCTGCTTTTTATTGGGCAGGGGGTATTTCTACCTTTAATAATTGAAAGGACACCCTTTCGAGTGTCCAGTTTGATTCAAATTTGAGTGGTGTGTATCGTCAGACCGAACGAACGCATAAAGCGATATATTAATCATACTGTTGTTTTGTATTAAGTCAATATTAAAACATGTTTAAAAAGTTATTTGGAGTATCTTCGGTAAAAGAAAGAAAAAAAGAACTCGGCATATTTTCTTTATATATTTTATACCCAATTATTTTATAAGAAGATTCATCATAAACTAGGATCATTATTTTTTTATTTTCAATAGATAGTTTAAATTCTTTTTTCAGAATTTCTTTTGTTATCATTTACACATTATACAACACTTATGGTATAATTAGAAAATCATGGAACAGGAAATAAGCGCAAAAGAATTTTTTAATAGAAATGAATTAGAAAATCATGTTAGACAAACTTTTGGTTTAACCCCAGAAGAAAAGAAAGATGTGGTAATTGTAGGGACAAAACAAGAATTACAAAAATTACAACTATCTGATAAAAATATATTTTGGGGTATTAAGTGTGTTTGTAGTGATAGCCCAAGAGTGAATAACATGCAAAAAGAAAGACCAAATCGTGGTAAAATATATCCATTCGGATTGGATGGCAACAAAGAACAATCCAAAAAAATTATTGATAAATTAAAATAATATGCAAGGAAGATCGACCAAAACACTTCTCGGAGCTAAAGCAAGAGAAGCTGTACTCAAAGGAGTAAATTCTATTTATGAGCCAACACGTTTAACTTTTGGACCGGAAGGGAAAAATGCTTTATTGTATCGAACATACAATCGAGGAAGCAGGATAACAAACGATGGGGTTACGGTAGCTGACTGCCAAGAACCTAAGGACCCTCATGTAAACTTAGCAGCTAAATCTTTTGTTGAAGCTTGCAAGAAGACAAATCAGAAGGTTGGAGATGGAACAACTGCGACTGTTATCATTGGTGGAAAACTTTTTAATGACGTATACAGACACCTCACAGAAAAAGAAAGTGCCTTTACAGGAAAAACATCAAAAGGTGTTATGACTCTTAGAAGAGAAATTTTAGAAAGCGCTGATAATGTAAAGAAAGCTATATTAAAAAAAGCAACAAAGATTAAATTATTAGAAGATCTTGAACACATTGCTATCGTATCTGTAGAAGACGAAGAACTAGGAAAGACAATCGCAAAGATGGCTTGGGAAGTAGGAGTTGATGGTTTTATTGATGTAGTCGAGGGATACAAAGGCAAAATCGAGACAGAACTGATCAAGGGAATGAGATTTCCTGCCAAAGTTCCAAGCAAGGCTTTCATTACAAACCCAGAGAGATTTGAAATGGTAGCAGAAGATACTCCGGTGATAGTAACTAATTATGCTCTAGTAAACCCAAGTGAAATGCCTTTTGCTGAATTTAACAAAAGAGGAGTAACAAAAGTAATTGTAGTAGCTCCTTCTTTCTCAGAAAATGTACTAATAAACATGTTTAATGCTTGGAAAAGTGGATATTTTATCTATCCAGTAGCAACACCTTCACTTAGAGAAGATCAATATAAAGATCTAGCTATTCATTGTGGTGCAAACTTTATAAACAAAAACGAGGGAATGAAGACCAGAAACATTACAGAATTAGATTTTGGTTTTCTTGAAAAGCTTGTCGTCAAGGACACAGAGAATAAAGAAGATGCAACTGCTATCGGTGGAATAGGAGAAAAGAAAGTGGAAGGAGAAGTTTCAAAAGTGCAAGAAAGAATTGAAGACCTCAAAGGACAACTCGCTGAAACAAAACAAGATCAATTTAAAAAACTATTGGAAAGAAGAATTGCCTCAATGGCTTCTGCCGGTGGAGTTATCAGAGTTGGAGACTCCACAGAAGCTTCTGCTCTTTACCTAAAACTAAAGATTGAAGATGGTGTATATGCTTGTAAGGCAGCACTCCGGGGTGGATATGTTCGAGGAGGAGGTATTTGTTTGAAAGAAATTGCATCTAAAATGAAAGATGATGATATTTTAAAACAAGCTCTACTCGCCCCATACGAGCAAATTCAATCTAGCGTTGATGGTGGTATAGAGATTGGTCCAGACATTATTGATCCTGCTGAAGGTATTTATTACGCTGTAGAACACGCAACAGGAGTAGTGGCTAACTTAGCAACAGTAGAAATCATTACACCTGAAATGCCCGACCCTATACATGGAGAAGGAGAGTTTGCCATCGCAAGCGCTCTTAATGAAATGGTGATAAATGAGAAGATAAAAGCAGGAAGAATGAAAGAGAATGAAGTAGAAATGGAAAGAGACAGATTGAAAGGATTAACTGAAGACGAGCATGAAATGTTTGATGGTGAATATCTCAATTAAATGTTATAATGTATCTTATTCAATAATATAAAATCATGTCACAAGGAGCAAAAAAACCATTCGAACTAATCGCTGATGCTGTATCAGGTGCTACAAGACGAACCTTCAGACAACTTGAAAGCACAAAGACAAAAATTACAAATAAAGTAAAAACACTTCCTTTCATGAGACCAAAGACAGAAGAACAAAAGAAGAGAGGATTAAAACTACTTTGCAGAGATACAGGAAAAGGTTGTGAATAAAAATTGATTGATCATTTAAAAATGGTATAATACATAAGTTAGATTGAAAACGACACCTTGGTTTTATCTGTAGACTGAGATTATCGTGGAGAAAATCTGGCAAAGCCCATATTGGGCTGGTGTGGAAATAGAATCAAGTATAAACGACAATTTCAAATATTTATATTTTAGACGTGTTATCTCTTCATTCTATCTCTACATTAGATCAATAACATTAACACTATGAAGAAACAAAAAGAAACTCCTAAAACAGCTTCCAAAACTAAAACTGGGTTAAATTTGAAACAAGAAGCATTTTGCCAAGCTTATGTATCATTTGATAAAGAGAAATTTGGGAATGGAACTCAATGTTATTTAGATGTTTATGGTTTAGTTGATGAAAAAACAGGAAAGAAAATAGGTTATATGGCTGCGATGGCAGCAGCTTCTCGGCTGTTAACAAATGTTAAGATTGTCAATAGGATAAATGAGCTTCTAACAAAAGAAGGTTTTAATGATGAAAATGTAGACAAACAACTCCTTGCAGTAATTAACCAACATGCTGATTTTAAGTCAAAGGTAATGGCAATAAAAGAATATAATAATTTAAAAGCAAGAATTCAGAAAAAGATAGATTTAACATCAGGAGGTAAACCTATTCCGATATATGGAAGTCAATCAACAGGAGAAGTTTAATTTTGTAGATACCCAAGCTACAAGAAAAATATTCTCTCTTAAAAAAAGAATAAGAGCAGTGTGCGGAGGAACAAGTGCGAGTAAAACGATTTCAATACTTGTTTGGATTATTGACTGGTGCCAATCAAATGAAAATAAACGATTTGATATTATGTCAGAAAGTTATCCTCATTTGGAAGATGGAGCAATAAAAGATTTCAAGGCTATTATGAATGATCGTAGATACTGGAATGATGATAGGTGGAATGGTACTCAACACACCTATAAATTTGAAACAGGAACGATATTAAAGTTTATAAGCATTGATAAACTCGGTAAAGCTCATGGTCCAAGAAGAGATGGACTATTTGTGAACGAAGCAAACAACATTGATTACAGAATATTTGAGCAGTTAGAAGTTAGAACAAAAGAGATAATCTGGTTAGATTGGAACCCAAGTGAAGAGTTTTGGTATTATTCAGAAATTGAGGGGAGAATGGATCATGATTTTTTAAGACTTACATATCTTGATTGTTTGGAAGCTCTTGATCCTAGGATTGTTGCATCTATTGAATCCAAAAAAGATAGGAAGATGTGGTGGCAAGTATACGGCTTAGGTATGCTTGGAGAAGCAGAAGGAAAGATATACAAAGGCTGGAAGATCATTGAAGAGATCCCCCACGAGGCAAGACTAGAACGAATTTGGCTTGATTTTGGTTATTCTAACGACCCTACAGCCATCGGATTGGTATATTATTACAATGGTGGATACATTTTAGATGAGGTAACCTATCAAAAAGGACTAAGCAACAAACAAATTGCTGATATTATCTTGAACCTTGAAACAGAAACATTAGTGATAGCTGATAGTGCAGAGCCAAAGAGCATAGATGAGATAAAAGATTATGGAGTGAATATAATTCCGGCTGTAAAAGGTTCTGATAGTATTTGCAATGGTATTCAAATTGTAAAGGATCAGAAAATATCTGCAACTCAAAGATCTACAAACATAATCAAAGAATACAGAAACTACATGTGGACTATTAACAAAGAGGGAAAGATAGTAAACGTACCAGAAGATATTTGGAACCATCACATGGATGGTATTAGATATGCTTTCTCATCAATTAAAAAACCTGAGAAAAAAAGTATTCATGTATTTAGACCACAGTTAAAATCACCTATCATAGACAAAGAACAAACCTACGAACGCAAAGGTTTTCATACAAATAGACCTAGAAGTTATAAACAGTATTGACAATCTTATTTTATTAGTATTTTTGTGATATAATGGCTCTATATGATAGATAAAATCTATAAAGATTCTTCGGCGGTTAAATTATCGACCTATCAACCCTCAGAAGAGGTCAAGCAAATTACTAAAAAAGTTAAAAAAGATTATCAAATTGGTTCTGATATATTAAACAGAACTTGGGTAGAATTAAATCACAGATCAGTTGTAGAGGATGAAAACAGAGGGCAATTAATGTTTAACGCTTTCGTAGATACTTCAGAAGTGGACTCACATGAAGCTTGGAAATGGAGAGGAACTCGCTCAATGGCTAGAAATAAAGGGATTGCAATGCACGCGCAACTTACTGCTAACTATTTATTGCCTGTATTCATAGCACAAAACGAGAATGATGAAACAGATCAGGACTTCTCAGAAGTGATGAGAGATATTATCGAATGGATGACTTCACCTACAAATTCAAACTATCAATCAAGTTTCCTTGAGATAGTGTTTGGAATGATTAAGAACCCTGTAACTTATCTTGGAGCAGAATGGTGCGAGGTTATGCAAACTATCAGAGAGAAACAAGAAGATGGAAGTTACACAATGAAAGAAATACTTGACGAAGTGCTATCTGGATTCAAAGCAGAGATATGGTCATCAACTCAAGTTCTTATCACAAATGCTTATGAAAGAAACATCCAAAGACAAAGAGCTATTATCAAGCGAAGATATGTAGAAAAGGATGAGCTTGAAGCTAAATACGGTGATCATCCTCATTGGGGTTTTGTGCAAGAGGGTATTAAATCAATCTATAACGATCAAGATGGATTATTTTATGATATTAAAGACGATGAGCATTTAACTGTTGTGGCAGAAGAAATCCACATGTCCAGACAAAATGATTGTGAAATCCCTTTTGTTAATGGTATATATCTTGGCAACTTAGATGTTTCAAACAATCCTGTTAAGCACAGAGACAACCAAAACCGACCTAAATACAATGTAGTTCCTTTCGGATATAGAAGAATTGGAGAGCATTTCTTTTATTACAAATCAATGATGAGCGAACTTGGATGGGATAACGCGCTATACGATGCTATGAGCGAAGCTGTAATGAACAGAGCTTTCCTTGAAGTGGATATGCCTATCGCAATTTCAGGTGTGGATAACATTGATTCAGAGGTTATATTTCCTAGCTCAGTCGTTTCATTGGAGAACAAAGACGCTAAAGTCCAACAACTTCTACCTAATTCAAATATGGTAGCCGGATTCAATGCACTACGAGAAACAGAGAAATCTATGAATGAAGGCTCCAACATAAATGAAACTTTGGCAGGTCAGCTCCCAGATGCCTCTCAGAAGGCTTTCAGTGTCGCTCAGGCGCAAGCAAATGCCAAAAAGCTACTTGGAGCCGTAGGCAAGTCTTTAGCCGAGTCTATAGCCCAATATGGAGATCTCATGAAAGATATTGCTATCAATCACCTAACACTCCCACAAGTAGATGAATTAACAAGTGGTGCATTAAAACTCAAATACAGAGCTTTCTTAATCCCAGAGAAGTCAAAGAATGGTAAATCAGTAGAAAAGAAAATCAGATTTGATTCTAAATTAATCGGAAAGCAAATGTCTAAAGAAGAAATGGACTATGCAAACGTAGCTTTATTGGATGAAGTCGGATACCCAAACAATAAACAAACATTAGTTGTAGTAAATCCTATCATGTTTTCTAAGTTTAAATACTTAACACGAGTAGATGTGCAAGAAATGTTTACACAAGGAAATGAATACTGGCAAAATACTCTTGTAAATCTAAAGGGAGCTTTGGCAAACGATCCTTACGTAGATCAACAAGCCCTAACAAAGAGACTCTTAACCTCATATTTCAATAGCGATGCAGATGATCTTATGAAAGATGAATCTGATGTTATACCACTACCACCGGAAGATATGAACACAAAAAGTATAAAAACAACTTCTGGTGTTATGCCAAACGTGGTATAATGATAATATTAATAATTTAACTTAATTTACATGGAAGTAATAGTAAATGGAACAGGATACGTTCTCGTAAATGAATCAAAAGTTAGACGAGCAATAGAAGGAACTGTAACAAAAAATGGTCAACTTGAAGGAGGAGTTGGCTCAAATGCTACAGCCGAAGCTATTATCGCTAAGTATGATCAACTAGGAGGACTTATTTTGTCTGGTGGAAACAAAGTTAAGCTAGGTTCTTTTTATGATTTTGAAAAAAAACAAGCAAGAAAAGAGCCAAAAGTAACTTTTATTTTCAGAGATTTAAGAGGAGAAGAGGTCGAAATTGAAGAGGGAGAAGAAGTCCCTGTAGAAGTCAAGGCTGCTAAACTTCTTAAAGAAAAGAAGCCACGAAAGGCAAAGAAGTAAGACATGAAACGACAGCTCATTAAAATTTTAGGTGGGTATACGAGCGTAGAAGATTGTTTAGAGGATATGGACAAGGAACAAATCCTCACAGAAGCAGTCAAACACTTGTATAACACAATAGGTTCGGATGATATTTTAAAGCAGGTTAATGGAGCTTGGACATTTTTAGGGAAAGAAATAACCCCAGAAATTCTGAAACTATTGATTGCAGAATCTAGACAACTACTTTCTAGTAGAATATGGAAAGTAATTGAATCTGATATTAAATATCAAGCAAACCAACAAATGTTTCTCAAATCTAAAACTGAAATGGATTTAACATCTGGGAAGCTATGGCTCTATGTTCTAGACGCTATAAAAACTAGGCTAAATACATTATCGAAGATTGGAGAAGTTTAATGAGACTCTTATAGGGGGCTTTTATGAGCCTCCGAATAAGGGTCCCAAACCCTATACGGCATAAGCCGATGCTCGAAAGAGCTTTATAAATTAATGTAGTCTACGGAGACTCAAAAACCGATGCCATAAAAAATATGACTGATGAAATAAAGGATACTGCTCCTAAAGCAGATGCACCTAAAGAAGATCAACCAAAGGAAGCTCCAGAGCAACCAAAGGATGATAATCAAGACGATGCTAATAAGGACATTAATAACAAAATAGACTATAAGGCAGAACTTGAAAGAGAAAGACAAGCAAGGGAAAAGGCGGAGAAGGCTTTAGCCGAGAAACGCTTTAAGACCAAGCACAAGGATGAAGAACAAGACGAAGAGGAAGAAGACGAGGAAGATAAACCTCTTACATTGAAAGATGTAGAAAGAATATTAGCTAAATCAAAGCAAGAGACTTTGAAAGAAGTCAATCAAACAAAAGCTTTTGAAATAGCAGATAGACTAGCTACAGATCCAGATGAAAGAGATCTCGCACTTGAAATTTTTCAAAATCGAACATTCCCATCTCACCTTTCTCTCGAAGACCAAATTGAAGAAAGCTTTGTAATTGCTAATCGCAAAAAGATAATAGGGGAACGAAACGAAGCCTTGAGAGCATTGAGAAATAAAGACAATGTGAACAAAGGTGGAGCAGGTTCTCATAGAGACCCTATGAAGAATACTAAAGAACCTCAATTATCTGATGCAGATAAAGAAGCAATGAAATCAGCCGGATACAGTTGGAATGGAAATCTAAATAGATACGAAAAGAAGTTGAAAAACGGAGGCGTAATTGTTGGAGATCCAAGAACAGGAAAAACTCAAGTCTTGCCTGCCTAGTTTATTTACTTGGGAGAGAACTCCCTGAGCATTATGGAAACGTAATGCGAAGTAACTTAAAACTAAAATGAGAGCAGACTTATCAGTAATAGGGTTTTCACAAACCTTACCAAGAAGAATCGCTGCTTCAGCTACAAGATACGAAGCTGGAGAGCCTATTCACTCTGTCGCAACATATTCATCAGGAGTAGCTTCAGCTAATACTTTTGTTTTGGCAGCAGCAGATACACCAGTTATCGGAACACACTCTTTCGGGGGTGTGGCGATTTCTCAATGTTTACCAATTAAGACAGGTACAGTCGTAGCACATACAGCTAAGACAGCTTGCCCTATTCCCAACCTTGGAAAAATTAGAGGAAAAGGAGAAACTGCAGCAAGTATCGACACTGCAGCAGAATTGCTAGCAATCATCATGGATGTAACTCTTATTGACTACAACGCAACAGGAGGAACAGACGGAGGAGAACTTTACACAATAAAGGATACTGCATCAGCAGATACTTCTGGACTTACTATCGTAGAAGGTAATACAGCCAAAGGTACTCTAGACGTAACAGTAGATGCTAGAGCATATAGAAACGACGTTTCTTAAAAATTTATTAATTTAACTAAATAATACAATGTTTCCAACAGGAGGACACACAGGTTCATTATCACCTGATGCAACAAAAACAGCGATAGACGGCGTATTGTATGAAGAATATTCCAGAGAACAAAATCCGGGATATATTTCAGCAACCGACGGGTTCTTCTTCAAACAATCAACAACTGAAGGCAAAACAGCTTTCATTTGGGATGAAGACTCAAACGTAGGATCGTTTGATGAGACAGGAGAACAAGAAGAAATTACAAACACTGATACTTTCATCGGTAATCAGACAACAAAGAACTCAATCAAGTTCACAAAACAAGTTCCAATTTCAGACGAAGCTTTCAGAGCAGACCAAGTAGGAAAGAGAGAAAGAATTGGTAGACAAGTTGGTGATAGAGCAAGACTCACACAAGATTTGAAAACACTTCAAAATACTTATGGAGATGCTTTTGCAGGTTCAGTCAATACAACTCCAGACGGAGATGCTTTGGCTTCAGCAAGTCACACAACTTTGAAAGGAGCTAACGTAGATAACCTAGAAACAGGTTCTCTAACACCAGATAATCTTTGGACATGTGTAACAACACTTGCAGATCAACCAGCACAAGACGGTGATGCAGGTTCACACGTATTCGAAGGTATCATGGTTCCATTCAATCTTTACAAGACAGCCAAAGAAGTTATGGATTCTACACTTGTAGCAAACAGTGCAGAAAACAATGTAAACGTCTTTGATACTGATTACGGAACAGTGAGAATCGGAGCTTCAGTATTTCTAGGGGCAACATATAACAAAGCTACAAACGCAGCAACAAGTTATCACGTTGTTTCAAGAAACCACATGATCATGAGAAAGGTATTTTATGGTTTGACTACTACAATGGTTTCACCAGAAATGTCAGCAAACGATAGTTATATCTATCGAGCAAAATTCCATGAAGTAGCCTTTCCGGGAAGCTGGACCGGATACGTTGGAAGTAATGGCACAACATAGAGTTAGTTAATTGTCAAGTATGAAAAAACAATGTTTACAATGTAAAAAAGACTTCCAAAAGCCATATACATGTGGTATCCCAGATTGGACCAGAAGAAGATTCTGTTCAGTTAATTGCCATAATGTATTTAGAACAGGAAAATCAAGTCCTTCGCCAGAAACAGCTTTTAGAAAAGGCAACTCTTTGTTTAAGGATGATTATAGAATAAAGATGTACGGTTCTAAAAACCATAAATGGAAAGGAGGACAAACTACTTTACTTTGTAAAACATGTAATTCTGAATATAAAGTAGATCAATATAGAGCAAAAACATCAAAAGTTTGTTCTATCGCTTGTTATAACAAGTATCGATCAACATTAGAATTTAGGCTAGCTCTTAGTAAAAAACATAGACTTCTCGTAGAGAAGAAACTAGGCAATATTAGGAGTGAAGCAACAAAGCTTGACAAAATAATTCGTAAATCGGCAGAGTACAGAATTTGGCGAGAGATTATTTTTAAAAGAGATAACTACACTTGCCAGATGTGCGGTCATAAAGGCAACGAGATACATGCAGACCATGTCAAACAATTTGCTTTAATACTTCTTGAGAATGATGTAAAAACATTTGACGAAGCAGTAAAGTGTATAGAATTATGGGATACAAAAAATGGTCGAACATTATGTGTTCATTGCCATAAAGCCACGCCTACTTATGCCAGACAAATTATTAGATTAACTAACTAGCATATATGAAAAATATTCTACAAATGACAGCAGTAGCACTTATCACAGGACTTGTGGTTGGGTTTATTGTTGTCTTGCTGGTTGGTAAACAATCAGCGAATTTAGGAGCAAGCGGTACACGCTTTCCTAAAGGACTTAGTGCGGATAGTATATCGCCTGTAGCCGGAGAAGTTAGGGGTACAACTCTTACTATCACCGGAGCAACTAATCTTGAAGAAGATTATGGTCTAACTACAGCGACAACTACTCTAGCTGTATCAGATAGCAATAAAACTACTTATATTACAACAACAGGAAATAAATACACACTTCCAGCAGTCGCAAGCGCTGCGGGAACAGTATTTAGATTCGTTGTTGGTACTGCCTTTACACAAGATGCAGTTATCGCTTCAGCAGAAGGAGATAACATCGAAGGAGCATTAATTGTCGCAGGAGCAGTAGTTGATTGTGATGCAGAAGACTTTGTAAACTTCATTGCAGATGGAGAAAATCTAGGTGACTTCGTAGAAGTACGTTCTAATGGAACATCTTGGTTTATCGGTGCAAGTGGAGCGCTTACAGCTTCAAAATTGACTTGTACAGACCCAAGTTAATTTTATTGGATAGACTTAATTGTCTATCCATTCGGGGACTCTATTTGGTCGATGAGCCTCCGAATGGGTGGATAACCCAGTTATAAGTAACCAAATCAATTATGAAAAAAACTTTAATAATATTAGCATCTGTTGTGATATTAGTATTTTTTGTTGGGACTTTAACTAACATTTAATAAAATGCAATCAATAACAAAAGTTAAAGAGCATATAATCGGGCTAAGTCATTCCGGTACATTAAACAAGTTAAGAAATATTGAGGCTTTAATTGAAAGAGTTGGAAACACAATCTTGTCAAAGATTGATCCAATAGAAACAATCAGAACTCAACCTGTTTCTACAGCCGTTCATGATGAAGTAGACTCCTATCCTATTCCAACAGACTATAAAAAACTTATAGACTTATATCCTCAAAGTGAAAGAACTTCTTGGGATTCAGCAACAAGAACAGGGGCAGAAGATTATTCCACAATGAGAAGTATAAAAAATAGGATTGTCTCTATAGAAGGAAAAAATGGACTCAAGTTTATGAATATAAATTGGAAGTCTACACCAGAAAAAACAGTCCACGACATGAATTCTTTGACTTCGGATGGGACTTGGTCAGTAGTAGGCACGGCAACTAATTTATTAATAGATCCATTGTATAAAGTATCTGGTTCAAATTCAGTTAGATTTGATTTGGTTACAACTGGGGACGGAATACAGAATACAGGGTTATCTAGTATTGATATTAGTGATTGGGACGAGCAGGCAGAGTTCTTTGCTTGGGTATATCTTCCTAGTACAGCAAACTTAACTTCAATCTCAGCAATATGGGGAAACGACCTTACTACAAATTATTGGACTTCAACAGCAGTGACAACTCAACAAGATGGTTCAGCATTTAAAACTGGATGGAACTTAGTAAAGTTCAGATGGGATTCAGCCACAGAGTCAGGCACAGTAGACCCTAATACAATAGATTCATTCAAAATAACCTTTGCAATCACAGGTGCTATTGCAGATATACGAGTAGATGAGATCACTGTATCACTAGGGAAACTCTATGATATTAAATATTATTCTCAATATTTCTTGCAAAACACAGCAGGAACTTGGATTGACAGGACTTCTTCGGATGAAGATGTTGTAGTGTTTGAAGGAACAGCTTATAACATATTCTTATTCGAACTATTAAAAGCCATAGCACAACAAGTCGAAGGAGAAGACTCACAGTTTGATATTAATTATGCACTTAGAGAATTAAATGGAGATCCTGATTCTTCAGATTCTTCACAAAGAATAGGATTATACGCAAGATACAGAGCAGAATATCCAACACAGGCTAAAAAACAAACTGGAAGTTATGGAACTCCTCCTAGAATATGGGGATATACACGAGGAGCAAGAGGAGGTAACACATCATTTTAACTATGAGACAATTTAAGACTGTAAACAAAATAAGAGAATACAACACAGCACACGATCAGACTAAAGCTCCTGCCGGAACTTTGGTATCAGGTTCTCAAAATGTCTTAATTGATACTCGTAAAGGAAAAGTCTATTCAAGAGGTGGTTATTCAAGATTAGGTGTAGCAAATACTGCCCTTACTCCTGTTCGTGGGAGCGCAACTTGGGACACATCAACTGCTACTAGCTTGATGGTTAAACAATATGATGATGAGCTGGAGGTTTATCTTGGAACAGTGGATGGAACAGACTTAAACGCTTGGTACAGGGTGGCAAGTGGCTTCAGCACAACAGAGATAATGAGATTCTGTACTTGGTGGAATGACACTGAGTCTATTGATGTTTTATTATTCGTTGTCGGTAATGATAACTTGTACAAATGGAATGGAGCAGTCGCAGTCGCAAGCACAACTACAGTAAATACGATCACTAAAGCAGGAACTGATACGTTTGGTCAAAGCAGATTCTACACAACAGGAGATAAAGTTCTAATAAATGTCCGAACAGGAACAGAATTTACATATACAGCAGGAGAAGGAACTACTCAATTAACAGGCGTAACCCCAGATCCGACATCTGATATTGTTGCAGGTGATGTTTTAGTTCAAAAAATAGTCACAACAGCTGATAAACCCGCAGCCAATAGAAACAATCACACGATAGATATGTTTCAGAATCAGATATTTGTAGGTTCAGAGGATGATAACGAGGTATATGTTTCAGATGCCTCAGATTACACTGATTTTGGCTTCTCAGCCCCTCGTGTAGCAGGTGAAGGAGCATTGTTTACATTAGATGGTATATGTACCGGATTCGCAGCAGTCGGAGGTATTATGACACTGTTTGCAGGTAAGTCATCTATCTTTAGAGCAGAGTATCAGGAAGTAGCCGTAGGCACATCACTTGTGGAAACTCTAAAAGTAAAAAAGATATACACCGGAGCAAATCAAGGCTCATTTGGACCGGATACTGTTATCTCCCTTGGTAATGAAGCGATATACCTATCAAACGAGCCAGCACTTCGAAGCTTTAGCGACCCGCAAGAACTTGAAGGATTAAAACCTAAAACACTTTCTAACCCTATTAAACCGGATTTTGATGCAGAAACTTGGACAGGCGCTCATTTACTTTGGGATAAAAATAGGATTTATCTCACATCGCCTGTAAACTCACGATTGTATATTCTTGAGTTCGTAGAAGATTCAGACGGGAATCTTTTAAGATTCTGGCATCCTCCTCAAATACTTTCTGTCAGAAGATTATCAACATTTAACAATTTACTTTATGGACATTCTAATTCCACTCCTGAAACTTACGGCTTATTTAGTGGTAACTCTGATATAAACTCAGAAGATGAGAAACTCCCTATCAATGCAATAGCAAAGTTTAGCTACTTAGATTATGACAAATATGGAGTAATAAAAAACTTTGATGAGTTTTATGTAGAAGGGGAAATATCTCCGTCCACTGATGACTTACTTATGACTATAAATTACGGATATGGAGGACATATTCAAAGTTTAGACAGGACGATTGACGGAACGGACTCAGGTTTACTTCAAGAAACACTTGTAAACACCTCTCTCGCACAACAACCGCTTGCTCAACATCCTATCGGTGGAAGTTCTATAATTCCAAGCGAAACAGCAAGTTTCAGTGTGATATTTGAGATAGCAAAGGAGGATTTTGATCAGATGCAGGCAGTATTCAGTTCGAATGAAGTCGATAGATATTGGGCGATAAATATTTACGGTCCAAATGTGCAAATATCAACACGTCAGCCTATAAATATTAAGAGGTAAATGATATAATTAGCAAATAACTTTAACAAATATGATAAATTTCTTTAAAAAAATAATATCTTTCTTCAAGGGAGAGAAAGAATTAGGAGCAAGTACACAACAAATAGCTGGATCAGTATATTATTTATCTGGTTCAGGAATATCAAGTAGTGCTACCTCAATAACTCTTACTTCTTTTACTATTCCACAGAATGGTTATAAAATTTTAAGTACAGATTTATCTAGTGTTTTTTACATAACAATAGATCCGGGAAACACATCAAGACAAGAAATTGTTAGTTGCACAGGCGTTACACAAAACGCTAATGGAACAGCTACACTAACAGGATGTACAAGAGGGCTTAATCCAGTTCAACCATATACCGAAACATCTTCTTTGAAATTTCCTCATGGTGGTGGTTCTAAAGTAATAATATCAAATCCTCCTCATATCTATGAGCAATATGGTGCTTTGGCAAACGATGAAACAATAACTGGATATTGGAAATCTCCAGACCCAGTTGATGCAACAGATATAGCAAATAAACAATGGGTACTATCGGAAGTAAATGGTGGAGCAGTTTCTTTTGAAAGAGTAGTAGTAGCAGGAACATGTGGTGAAGATGTTACTGTGGGGCAATTGGTGTATCTCAAAACATCAGATTCTAAATGGTGGAAAGCAGATGCAGATTTAACTGCTACAGTTGACAATATTCAACTTGGTTTGACACAAGGTTCAGGAAGTGCGAATGGGGCAATAACTGGCGGTGTTTTAGTGTCTGGTCTTCATACAACATCCGGTCTTACAGCAAACTCATTATACTATGCTTCAAATACTGCTGGTGGAATTTCTACTACAACTGGTACTCTGACAAAGGTTATAGGACAAGCCGTTTCAACAACAAAATTATTATTTAATCCAAACTTCTACACAAACAGTACATCAAATCCTACCGGTTTTGTATCAACAAGTGCAGGAGCAGGAGATAGTGGTAAAGGAGTTAAATTAAATGCGAGTGGGGTGCTGGATTCATCTTTTGGTGCATTTGAATTTGGGGATGGTTCTGATGGAGATGTCACAATCGCTGCTGGAACTACTACTCTTACAAGAGATATGTTCTACAACAATTTAGTTGTTACTGGAACTCTCGCTACTGATGGATTTAGAATTTTTGTTAAAGGAACAATTAGTGGTGCTGGAATAATTCAAGGAGTTACTGGTAATAATGGAACAGCTGGCGTTAATGGGGCTAATCACGCGGCTAGAACTGGTGGTGCGGGTGCTACTGCTAGTGGAACAGGAATACTTAAAACTGTTGCTGGTGGAAAGGGAGGTGATACATTTCTTAATGCAGCAGGTCAGGTTGGAACAGTTGGAACGGCTGGTGGTGCAGGTCAAACAGGTAAAAATGGTGGTGCTGGTGGAGCTGGGGTTGATGGGGCTGGTGCATTAGGAGCTGGTGGAGTTTATGGTAATGGAGATAAAATAAAAGGTTCTCTATTATTACAAGGTTTTTATATAACAAATGCAGGAGCAGTTGCACCTATGGCTACTCCGTCTTCTGGAGGTGGAGGAGGTGGCGGTTCTTGTGATGCTGGTGGTTCAAATGATGGAGGGGCAGGCTCAGGTGGAGGTGGAGGTGCTTCAGGTGGAACTATTTTATTATGTGCAAGAAATTGGACAGGAACATTCACCATAAAATCTTTGGGTGGTAATGGAGCAAATGGAGGTGCTTCTGATGGGGCTTTGCCTGCTGGTGGAGGCGGTGGAGGAGGTGGAGGTAATGGTGGAACTTCTATCGTAGTTTATGGTCTAAAATCTTGGACTGGTTCTTATTTATTAACAGGAGGAACGGCAGGAACAGGTGGGGCTTCTGGTGGTGGATATGCTGGTGAAAATGGAACAGCTGGTGCAAGTGGAATACAATTAGAAATACCAGCTTCTTACTTAATATAATATGTCTAAAACAATATAAACAAAATGCCAAAAACCCAAACAAACCCATACGGAAAACTAGGCTCACTTGAAAAAGACATCCTTTTATCAAAATTT